TGTCGTGCCTACCGGACCACCAACAGAACCCATAGCCGCACCGCCAATTGTCGTAGCCGCCGAGATACCCATCGAGGCCGCAGCCTTCGTTGCACCTCTCGGTATGCCGGTCACATCTTCAATACCCTTGGTCACTTTGTTCGCCATCGACAACGGTGTACCATTCGGGTTATAGCCAAACGAATCGTAAATCTTTGAATGCTGTTCGAGAAACGCGTCAGGGTCGTTCTTTGCAAGATCTTGCATCTCAGGGTCATCTTGTATCCGTTGGTCTATTTGTGCTGGCGTATACTCCATTACTTTGTACCTTTTTGCATCCGTTCAAGCAAGGATTGACCACGGCTTGTTTGCTGATTACCTTTGCTAAACTGTTCTGCACTTCCGAGATAGCCATTGATCGTATCACGATTCTTCTTGGAGGCAGACTCGTCTGCAAGATCCAACGTACCGGACATGACTTGAATGTTTGTCTTGACAACATAGTTCACCATCTTGTCAAACAACTCAATCTTCTTTTGAACAGTACCGGCTGTATCGCTGGCATTCGGAAATACCGAAGTCCAACGGTCAATGTCGGTGTTCGTCATCACACCACGCTCAGTACCCAGGATACGAGCATCTGTACTGGCCCAAGCGTTCAACTGCTTCACGTACACTTGCCACATCGGGTCATGCCGTGCGGCAGCACCTAACCAGCCAAGGTTTTGAATATCAGCTTCAACTGCTTTCTGCTTCGTCACATCCCATGAAGTCTTCGCTTTGAAAAGCTGCTTGGCTGTACTAAACAAGTCATGCGCTTGTAGCGTAGACTGCGCGAGCTGTTGTAACTGTGACTTGTCTACTTTCTCCATAGTGATATACTTGCCACTAGCTAACTCAGCAGGAGTCACAGGGTGCTTTACGTTGACAAGCTTGCCTTGCTGTAACGCTGCCACTTCATACACATCCTGTTTTGAGATATCAACAGGCGTGTTCTGCTTGACAAACGTAGACCCTTGCGGATTCATGCGAGCCGCTTGCGTCTGTGCCTGTTCGCCTAATGCCCATAGTGTGGAATCTTCATGCAGGGCTTTGGTGTAATCGCCCCAATTCTGAAACTTGCCTTTAGAGACTTGAGCGATAGACGTGTTCAATGCGTTGACCGCATTACTGGACGCGTTCGCTTTCGATTCATAGCCTAAGAAGATACGATTGTCAGTCTTGAGTTGATCGACTTCTTCAGGCGATAAACCAAGCTCATCAGCATTTTGAATCTTGAATAAGTTACGCTTATAATCTTCAGCACGTAACTGTGTCCTATCGCTTGCGTTGGCTTTCGCTTTTTTCTGTTGCGCAATCTTTGTTGAGTTAAGTTCGACACCGAGACCTGTCAAGGCACCTTGGCCATCTTCGCCAGAGGCGTAGGCTTGTGCTGCTCGAAGGTGTTGGCCAGTCAACCCAAGTTGCGTAATCATCGTGTCAGGCAACGCGCCTAAGAATTCTTCTTCACTCAATTTGCCTTCGGCCATTTTATCTTGCAAGGGCCTTGGCATACCCGCAGCGGCTTTGCGTAACAAATCATGACCGAGAATACGCGTAGCTGATGCCGTTTGTGGTTGCGCGAGCCATTGCGGATAGCCGTTCTTTTCAACAAAGTCACGATACGCTTGACCGTCAGGCCCTTTATCAGCCAACATCAAGTCAGCCATTGCGGTATGGCCAGGGTTTGTCTCCATCATGGTTGCAACATCGCCCATGCCAGGGCCAAACCCATCAAGCATCTTCTTCCAATACGCTGTGACCTTTGGGCGATTATCTGGCGTAGACATAAAGATATGATCTTTTGCCATCGGCATTAAGCCCAGGCCGGTTGCCATCATATCTTGGTTATGCTTTTGTATCGTAGACTGTGCAAGTTCATTGGCTTTGTAATAGTTAGCCCAAGCGAGTTTGTTCTCTGATTGTTTGAGATCAACTTCCTGTTGTGCCATCTTAATTTTAAGATTAGCAGGCACTTGCTGCCCATACGAAGCAAGAACACTCCCAATCTTAAACAGCATGCTGTTTTCATACTCTTGCCGAACAGGTGCGGTTGGACCAGGAATATACTCAGCAGGAGGCGTAGGCATGCTAGTACGTTGTAAAGTACCTAGCCCACCAAACCCAGGAGGTGGACCAGACTCAGGCTGTGGAGCAGCACTTTGCAAAGCTGACTTGCTACCTAAGTTCAACTGAGAAGTGTAATCGTCTTCGTATGCCATGTTATTCCTTAGTTACCTGGACCAAAGAAAGATGAAGACATAGGCATTCCGCCTGTGTTAGCGGAAGACCAAGGGGAGCCTCCACCGCCACCAAGCATCCCGCCACTCATCATCATCCCGCCTGCTTTACTGCCAAGATCTAATGCCGCATTCGCCATTGAGAACCCCGCCATAACTTGACCAAACCCAGACATTTTATTAGTAGTCTTATTCGTTGTCGTATAGCCTAAGTTCCCAGCAGCCTGCATCCCACCACCAAACAAGAACCCTTGGCGAGTCGCCCACTTGTTTTGTGCCAGCTGTTGATTGAATTGTGCGAAGGACTGATCGAACGATTGCTGTTGAGCCGACATGCCCATTGTCGCATTCAAACCAAGCTCAGCTCGTTTGCTGCCTAAGCCGACTTCGAAGTTACGCAGCTCTTTCATGGCTGGTTCTGCCACAGGCGTATCAGACATGCGCAAGCCACGACCGCCAGCCAGCATCTGAGCACCCTTTTCCCAGTCGGCATAGCCTGTCCTGTGGGCATACTCAAACGCTTTATCAAGAGAGGTATTGATAAACTCAGTCTCTTGCGGAGTCAGGAATTGTCCAGACTCTTGCCGAGTCTTAATCCTGTCAAGGGCAGCTTGTGTATCACCAGCTTGCTTCTTTTCATCGGCACTCATACCTTTGAGTTGTTCTTTGAAATCAGCGCCAAGGTTCTTCCCGCCAAGCTTTGTCCCTTTCCCCATCGCTGCCAAGGTAGCAGTAGGATCTAGCGTAGCAAATCCCCACGGAGCCGCACCACGATACGCAGCCGTATAAGACCGTAACTCAGGATTGTCGTATGTCGAAGTGCTTGTTGTACTTGAATCAAAAAAGCCGCCCATAGTACTCCTTCACCAATTAAGAATTCTTGATACCGTAATGCAACACGGTACCGCTCGTCGTACCAGCAGTCATTTCAAGCTTGATCGCATTCACCGCTGTCGTCACCACGTCAGGGCTGGCATCGCCACATGAGCCTGCAACCGTGTTGTGAATAAACACGCCGGTTGTGGCTGTGTGGCAAGAGACTTCGCCTGTATAATGCTTTCTCACAACAATGCTACCAACATTAAATAACCGTATCGTGCCATTGATGCCGCCAAAAGAGGCTGTGGATGTCACGTTACCAGCTAAGTTTAATCTAGTATCACTGTCAGTTGTGACGCCATTTTGTGACCATGAGTAAGATGAATTGGCAAAGGTTGAACCGTTATTACTAGAGAAAAACATCTCCAATGTTTGTGCGTTAGAACTCGACTTCACAGACACAAGCACGAACACGTGTACAGTATATGCGGCACTAAGGTTTTGAATAATCGTAGAACTAGACAAGTCTAGCGTTTCGATATACACCATCGACGAACCAGCTGACGCAGGAACAGTCGGCGTACCACCAAGCGTGTATGTGCCAGTAATCGTTCCGTTGATAACAGGGGTTGTCAACGTTTTGTTTGTCAGCGTGTCAGTCGTTGCACGGCCTACTATCGTATCATCTGAATCTTGGAACGTGTAAGTTCTATGCCCTGAGTTGTTATGGCCGAAGATACCGTTAAACGCTGTGCCACTAAGCCAGTAGATGTCATTATCAAAACGAACATTGCCAGAGTCTATCCACAATGCCCACGGGTTTGTAATCGTCTCGTTTGTGCCTGCAATAGGAGCAGCTTCTATATAGACCGTCGCAGCGTTCGTGGTCGTCACAGACAGATTGCTGGCTGCAAGTGTCGGAGTCTTTACCGACAGTCCTGTATACAGCGAAGCCGTACCAGACGCAGCAGTATTCGTATCAGTAAACGTACTATTTCCAAATACGCCAAGCGTACCGCTCGCGCTTGGAGTGCCAGTCTTAGATCCGATGATAAAAGCATAGCCCGTGCTGGCGGTCGAAGTTAACGTTGTCACTCCAGCCGCATCCAGCGTCAGCGTAAACCCTGCAAACGAGACAGCCTTGGTAACTGGGAAGGCTACATCTGTGCCGTTTTGATACAAGTTAGAGAATTCATTATTCCACCGAGCAGCCGTTATTATATCGCCAGCTATCGCTGAATAAATTTGTGACAATGCCATATTACATTCCCATCAAAGCAAGAAGCGCACCGAGTATCCCGCCGACTACCGCACAGAGAATAGAGGCTTTCCAAAATGGCCAGCTTGTCGGGTTTTCATCAAGTAGAGGCTTCATGGGCAACCTTTGCCTCCTGCAATTTTAGCAACTGTTCTTTAAGCGTTTCATTCTCAGCAATGAGCGTTGAGATTTGAAGAACCAGCATGCCAATTTGTGAACTCACTATATTGTCAACAGTCCTCGCCATCATTCCCTCCGTTGTCTACCTTACTTCCAAATTGGAACCCAAAACGTCGCGCCTGCACTATCCTTTACTTGCATCCACTTGTTCTGTGCTGCAGTTGCAGGCCCAGATCCGCCTATTGTTCCGAATGTCGGTGCTGCCCCTCCACCAAGAGCGACCAGGGCTCTGCCCCACACAATCTCATTTCCAGCAGGAGCAAGGTGTACGGCGTCTGAACCAACATCCACCCCTTTGATAAGGACAAACGAGTTATTACCAGCCGCAACAATAGACCGATACCCGTTTGCAATAGGTAGCACAACGTCACCAGCAGCAGCACCAGTAATGACTGCTCCGGTAGCCACAATGCCGTCTAAGCGAGTATTTCCTGACGCAACCCACAAGGCATAATTTGTAGCGGCAGAGGTAGTTGCAAATATCTTTAGGGTTGTCCCTGTGACTACGCCGGCATCAAGCGTGGTAGGTGGGAGTAACAGACTGTAGTAACTCGTTGTGACTGCCCCTGCCGTGCCTGTAAACGGCGGTTCAATCACCAGCCCTGCGATTTCGTTATGTGTCCCGCTCGCTGCTTCGTGCAACGGCGAGTCAATAATCATGCAAGCAATGTCTTGATTCACTCCGCCTGTCAACGTATGCCGTATGATAGTTCCAAACGTAAAGGTTGAACCAGTAAATGCTCCTTTGATAAACAGTGCCACGTTAGGGTCAGGAGCACCCCCGATGGAATACGGACCAACAATGTCACCTGCTACGCCTGCTAATGTGATAGCCAGTAGTGCGGCGTGATCGTTCGTGGCCAGCATGTTTTGATAAATTTGGCCAAATTCATTGTTCCAGCGTGCCGCTGTAATCACATCATTTGGCACGGCAGTATAGACCTGTGTTACAGACATCTTAGCTATTCTCCACACTCTCTCCGCTTGGGCTTATCTTAGCCATAAAGCTGTGTATCTCTAAATCGCTTGTGTCTGCGGAGTCACCGAACTGATATGAGATCGCTCTAAAGTCTCCGCCGTTCTCGATACCAAAAAAGCGAGGCACGAACGCTTGCCCACCAAAGACCGCTGTATCAAACAAGCCTACATCAAACAACGCGCCTGTCGCACCTTGCGTCACTGTCGTACTCGTGCTCGCTACGCCGTCACGTATCCATGTAAACGAGACAGGGTTGTTGTTCAACGCATTCAGCGATACACCAGCGTCTTCCAATGTTTTGAGCAGCCATTCTTCGCCATACGTCAGCGAAGGAGTCTGCACGTTCATGTTGATCGCAACACCGTTGTCTGAGCGAGTCGTGTTGTCGAGTTTATAGACAAAACCGTTGTATCCACCAGCCATCAAACGAGGACGCGAGACATCACGGACAAGATGAATTGAAGCAAAGGCTCTACTGTCCCAGTATGACCAACGTGGATACGGTTCGTTTTGTGACAGGAACCTGTAATCCATAATCAAATAACGGGTATTCGTGACCTGGCCAGAAGGCGTGATGCCTATCCACACATACCCACGATTTGGATCTGTGGCTGTGACAAAGAATCGAGAACGACTGTTGTTTACGGACTCCTGCATATACTTGTTGATAGGATACGATAGCCAAGCCTGGTTGTAATCGCCGTAGGCCGCAGTCGCCTTCAGGCTATGCACTGAGCAGTTCACAGTCACGAATCCGATATCATCGCCAAATCTGAATATGCTATGAATCCAGCCGACAGGCAAGCCTGTCACAAACGGAGTCTTCGCCCAATCAGAAGTCGATGAACCTGAGATACGATGGATACTGCCTTTGTTTGGACCCTTGAACACCCACAAGTTATCTTTGTGGCTAATGATCCCTGTAATCATATCGCCGTCATTCGGATCAATATCAATCGAACCTGAGCCGGTATTCGTCCAGTCTTCAGGATTCAGTGGCACGCTGTAGTACAACCGAGACGGATTTGTAAACACACCAGCAGCAAACTGGTGGTTCTTGTGCGTGACTGAGAACGAGAAGTTAGGAGGCGAACCAGCGAGCAGTTGCGCGGTCGTGTTGTCCCATGACCGAGGCAGATCAGCAGGAGCCGACGAGCCAATCAATAACAAATCATCAAACGTCGAGTATTGAGGAATACTCGTGGCACTCATGCCTGTAAACAAATCTATAAACGTGCCGTTTGCTTGATCGTACTTGATCTTTGTGCCGACATGGATGATACGCCTCTGTGTTGCAGAATCTACTGTACCTTGTCGCCAGAAGTCATACAGCCCACGGATGGAAGCGCCAGACTCAAGGGCGGAGGCATTCAACAACGAAGTCCCAGGAGCCTTGTGCACCCCACCATCAAACTCGTACACCGTATTGCGTGCATCAAGCAAGTAAGGGATTTGAAGCTTCCCATCTTGCCCAGGTGAGGTGTAGGCTGTGGGTCCGAAGTCTGTTGCCCAGCCTCCTGCAAATTGATGTGTGATCCACTTGGCCTTATTCAGCATAGTTACGTCCTGAAGTCGTCAAAACTATTATTCGTCGAGAAGCGCTTACCAGCCTTGCCACTGTTATAGATAGAGCGAGCACTATACATCCCAGGACGGGGGGTAATCCGTGCTGTCGTGTTGGCACCGACGCGCTGATCGCCAACAATCCTGTTTACTTCATCCTGATAATCACTCTTAGCGGCTTCTGATCTGTTGTCATCTTTTTTATCCCTATACCATTTTGATATAGCAAAAGAAACAAGAGCGTTCCGATAACGAACGGGTAAAGCTGGTTCATCATCGTCCGATGACATGGAGGTTGCTTCCACTCCTGCCGATGACACCGCAAGATTCTTCGTAACATAGGAATACGGAATAATCAGGTTTGTACTTGGATACGGATAAAACTGAACCATGATGACAGGCGTAGTACTGCCTGAGAATGGCTTGTCTAAGATTGTCGCAAATTGCGGAATACCTGCAATGTTCGGTCTAGGGAACCGACGTTGAAACTCATTCCTACCAATGATCGGCATGTTGAATGCTGGCGAAAATCGCCTGTAGTCAATCGGCTTGAGGAAGTCTGACGCTAAGGCGTACTCGTCCTCGAAATACGTGTAACTGGCTCCTGCATCCAGATCAGCGTCAGCCACATAGCGAGTCGCTAGCGTGATAGATGTAGCCCCACCTACTGTGGTCACGCCGTAGATATCAGGCGTATCTAGGACAATCTTGCCTGTCACGCGAGCATTATTCACGCCATACACGTTTGCTGTAGTCCATAACGTAGAAGCACCAGTCAATGCTGTGCTACCGCGTGGAATTGATACAGTACCAGTCGTATAAGGTGCGGCAGTAATTAATGTCGCTGTACGTTCAAGCCACGGCAGCTTATACTCAAAGCCAAACACCATGTCGTGCAACGCAGTATTCGCGTATCGCTTCGCCTGAGCCGTGATCGCGGTAACGGTCGTCGATTGCCGCATCTTGTTCAAGATTTCAGTGTATATGTCTTGGAAATTCCTCACTTCTGTAACTGACGACATTAGCGTTTACCTTTTCGTTTAAGACGCTTCTTGTTAGCGATTGCTCCGTGTGTTCGACCACGCCCAAAGTAGTACAAGTTATAAGGAACTACCTCACTTACAGCTTGAGTCCAGGCTGTTGACCATGATGTACCAAACGAACCTCGTAATGTATCACGGACTGCCATTATGGACCCCACTCCGTACCAGGACCGCCGTTGCCATTCACTGTTGTATCGTTGACACTTTGGATATTCGCGTCAAGCTCATTCAATTTCGTAAACGTCAACTGATCGGTCTTTGCTTTGATCGCAGCAACCTCAGTATCAACATACCCAGCTATGG